ATAGGAGATAATTATGGCAATTACACAAGCTGTATGCAACAGTTTCAAAGTGGAGATCCTGAAAGGCCTACATAACTTTACGGCAACGACGGGGAATACTTTTAAACTTGCGCTATACGACAACGAAGCAACATTAAGTAAATCAACAACTGCTTTCACACAAACTGATGAAGTAGCAAACTCAGGAACTTATTCTGAAGGCGGAGGAGCACTAACATCTGTAACACCTGTTTTATCTGGTGATTCAGCTGTATGTGATTTCAACGACATATCATTTACAAGTGCAACTATTTCTGCACAAGCTGCTGTTATTTATAACAGTTCTACTGTATCTGGTTTAACTACAAACGCAGCAGTATGTGTTCTTGATTTCGGTGCTGTAAAAACTTCAACTGCTGGTACGTTTACGATTACGTTCCCTGCTGCTGAAGCAACCGCTGCAATTATTAGAATAGCATAGGAGATAATACATGGCCTCTCTACAAGGATGGGGCCGACAAACCTGGAATTCGGGTGCTTGGGATACCTTTGCACCCGTAGACGCTACAGGTAATGGCCTCTCATCTTCTGTTGGTACTGTTTCCCTAGTTACCACGAATGTATTTGGGGTCACAGGATTCCAAATTACATCTAGTATTGGTGATGCATCTCAAGCTTCTGAGTATGCTGTAACTGGTAATGCCCTCACATCTACTGCAGGGACAATGCCTAATCCTACTATTGTAGACAATCAATTACTGACAGGGTGGAACAGAGGCGTAGGAACAACTTTACCTCTTGGATGGAGTACATCTTCTTGGGGTAACGGTGATTTTATATTAACAGCTGATAATGGCTTATCAGGTGTAGGACTAACATCATCACTAGGTGATGAAACTCCAACAGGTAATGCTGACGTATCTCCAACGGCTGCAGGGTTAACATCCACAGCTGGCAACGCGGTCGCTGTAGGTGTTGCAGAAGTAGATGCAACTGGGAATTCCATATCAGCAGCTGTAGGTGCTGAAATAGTCACTGGTGATTCTAATGTAACAGCAACAGGCAACGCCTTAACTTCTGCACTTGGTGAAGAAGATGCAACAGGTGTATTTCAATCAGGTTGGGGTCGTGGTGCAAATCAAGTTACAGGTCAGCTAATAGGTTGGAGTGATAATCTTTGGAATATATTGGAAACGGAGTATGCTTTCACAGGAGTGTCTGCAACCTCTTCTTCTGGTGATTTAGGATTTGTAGGTGATGTAGAACCATCAATTACAGGTGTTGAATTAACTTCTGCGGTGACCACTCCAGGCACTTCTGTATTTGTAACAGGTGTATCCGCAACTTCTTCAATAGGAACTTTCTCAATTACAGGAGATAATAATTTAACAATAGTTGTGACTGAACAAGGTCTTGTTTCTTCAACAGGGACTTTACCTATAACCATAGATGCGTCCCCACAGGTGATTACTCCTGCTTTAGGATCCATGACTATTACCGGAGATGCTAATATTACTTTAACAGGTAATGCTTTAACCTCATCTTTAGGAGATGAGACTGCTACTGGAACAGCAGAGGTAGATGCTACAGGTAATTCTTTAAGTATCGCAACAAATGATGTCACTGTAACAGGTAACGCCATTGTTAGCCCTAGTGGCATAGCAATTGTTTCATCTATTGGAGATGCTAGTCAAGAAACTAGTTATGAAGCTCCTAGTGTTTCTGCTACATTAAACGTTGGGTCAGTAAATATTCGTACAGATGTGGTCTTTACAATCACTGGTGTTTCTGCTACTAGTAGTTTAGGTAATTTACAAGGTACCTTTTGGAATCAAGTAGATGACTCAAACAGCGGAATAAGTTGGACAGAAGTTCATAAAGCTGCATAAAAGTTTTGACAAACTTTGAAATAATCATTAAATTTTAAATTAGGAGATTAAATGAGTTCAACATATTCGACAGGTTTAAGAATAGAGCTACAAGCAACTGGGGAAAATTCAGGGACTTGGGGTACTATTACAAACAATAACTTTTCTCAAGTATTCGAATTTGCTATCGCTGGTGTTTATGCAAAAACACTTTCTGGAACAGGACCTACAACTTTAACAAACGCTGACGGACCTCAAACTCAATCAGCAAACGAAGCAAGACAAAACCAAATAATTTTTTCTGGAACTATTTCTACTACACACATTGTACAGTTTCCAGCTACACAAAAAACTTACGGACTTTATAACAACATTGCAGGAGGCGCTGATATAACTGCAAGACTAGGCGCTTCTGGAAACACATTAACAATTTCAAATGGTAAATACAGATTAGTTTCTACTGATGGGACTAACTGGTATGATATTTTTACACTCGCTGGTCTAGGTGAGGCATGGATTAAAAAGACAGCGGATTACACTGCATCAGCAGGCGATAATATTTTTGTTGATACAAATGGAGGAGCGGTTGCTATAACTTTACCAAGCTCTGCAGCTATTGGTGATCAAATAAAATTTATTGATGCAGAAGGAACTTTTGCAACTCACAATTTGACTGTAAATATGGCTAACTTACAAGATATAACAAATAGAAGTGAAGTAGGAACAATTAAACCTTGGGGTAAAGCTACAGCTCCTGATGGTTATCTTTTGTGTGATGGATCAGCTGTTTCAAGAACTACCTATGCCGATTTATTTACTGTCATAGGAACTACTTATGGCACAGGTGATAACTCAACAACTTTTAATGTTCCAGATCTTCAAGGTAAGTTTCCACAAGGTAAGAGTGGTACAACAAATTTAGCTACTACAGGTGGTGCTAACACTATAACAGTAGCTGTAACAAACAACCAAGCTTTGGCTAATAACCAAACTGTAACAGTGACTGGTAGTATCGATAACACTTCTTTAACAAACGCTCAATTAGCGAGTCACTCTCATACATACAACCTTAGAACAACAGCTGGTGCGGACCAAATAAACTCACACGGTGGTGTCGGAGGTTCAGGACAACAAGGTTCTAATACTGGAAACTCAGGTTCAGGTACTTCTCATAACCATACACACACTTTAAGTGGTACTTTAGGAGGTTCTGTTGCTTTAACAGGTGCTGTTACTGCATCAGGCACAAATTCATTTTCACCATTTGTAATAGTGCAATATATTATTAAACATTAGGAGATAAAGATGGCTACACAAATAGTAATTGCAAACGGAGATAACATTTTATTAGATAATAATTTTCAAATAAATTGGAATGAAAAAGGTAATGCTTGGCAAGACACATGGATCCCTAACACTATACATTATGTAATTTGGAACGATCTTGTTGGTCAAAACGAAATTCAAACAAAAGATCCTGCAACAGGCAGAATGGCAGGTAATACTGATTTAAATGCAACAAGTGATGCAGTCGGATCTACGACTGTTGCTGATTTATTATCATGGGGTACAACAAGAAAAGCTCAAATTGAATCTGCGCAGCTTGATTATGACAATGCGTATGAAAATGCAAAAACAAAATGGGTAGATGATGGAAATGAAGCTGATATGTTTCATTCCGGAAATTCAGCTACATCTTCTTATTTTGATTGGACCAAGAGTTGGTACGATTACGACGAAAATTTTTCTTAATATTATTTGTAAGATTTCTTTTTCCAAAATAATTGTTTATATCTGTCAATAAATTTTGACATTAAAAGATCTGTAGTTTTATTGTGTAATTTTTCAAAATAAAATCCGGACCACATTTTGTAAGATTCTCTTTTAAAAGGTATAACCTGAACCATTGGCTCACCTTTTTTTATAATAAATTGTTCATCTCTTTTATTAAGAATGAACGGAAAATTAATTAAACTTACATATGAATCAGTATCAACTACTCCTGCTATTATTTCAAATCTTGATTCAATTCTGTTCATTGGTTTTATAAATAAACAACTATAACCTGGCGGTGTTTTTATTAGCCATTTGTTCATAAATTTACCTGCGTTCTCACCTGATTTTTTTTGCCACTCTGGAGGCAATTGTCCTTTGCTGTGATAATCAGCGTCATCTGGAGATCTATTTGCGGGAGTGAGAACAAATTCATTTTCAACGGGATCAACTAAATAATCCTGGTCAAATGGAATGATATACCCCATTGTTAAAGAATCAAGAAAAGGCACACATGCTTTTATTGTAACATCTTGATAATTTTTATTCCTAAATCTTTCTAATTTTTTGTATTCTTCGGGTATATACCTGGATGCAGGTTTGGGATGGGGCCAAACATCCAACATTTGTTTATTACTCGCAATAAAGCTTATTTTTTTGTCTATCATTATTTTCTTCGGTTTTCTTCTCAAAATTAAAAGACATTGATCTTCTTACTTCCCCTTTTTTCTTTGTCCTAAAAGGCATTACTGAGTGCTGATGATCAGCTCTAAAAATATAAAAATCTCCAACTTTAGGTGTTACATAGTGTGATCCATGTCCCTCCTTCCAAGTAAAACATAATTGACCATCCCTAAATTTATGTTTGTGTTTTGCATCATTTATTATTTCTGGAACTTTTAAAAATAAAACAGTAGACCAACCGCTATGAGGATTAAAATGTGTGTGTGGTGGATTATACTCACCCTCAATCATATCATTTATCCATACACTACTAATATGTAAATCCATAACAGGTGCATCTACTAAACCAAAATGATTACTTGCTAATATAAACTCATTAATACAATTCTTAATTGTATTATAAATTTTTATATTTTGAATGAACGTTGACGCGCTTAATTCAGTATTTATCCTACCTGCTAATCTTGAACTTTCGGAAAGCAATTTTTCTCTTTGTTTGTCAAATGTGTCATTTAGCTCTTTTATTTGTTCTAAAGGTATTTCATATTTTTTGACAATAGTGCCATTAACAAAAGTTTTGCTTTTCATTCTATTTTCTTTTCTATTTTATATCACAAACTCAATGTCAAGAAAACATTTATAAAAAAATCTATTGCAGGCACAAAAAATATGCTTACATTAGGTTCTCACCAAAATTAACAATCATAGGAGAAAATATGGAAAACGAAGAAATAAATAAAGCCATTGCCTACCTTGCAGATAAGGTGAGCAAATACCACGAACGATTATTAGCTGTTGAAAGAGATACTGAAAGACACATTAAGAATACAGAACAGCACTGCTGTGATGATTGTAGTTGTAAAAAATCTTAAGATTTAGGAGTTTGACCCAACATATCTTTTAAAGATGGAGCAAATACTTTGACATCTCGTCTGATCTTTTCAGCAGTTGTTGAAGTGTTTGGATCATCTATATCAGCTTGCATCGCTTCTTCTGTTTCATACTCCTGACCAGTATCAGTATTAGTTAGTGTAGTTTCAGTTTTGACATTATATTTTGGAACAACTCTTCCATCTTCTAATGTTACCGTTCCTATTTGTTCAGCATTTTTAACTATCGGCATTATCTAATCTCCAATTAATATTAAAACTCAATATAACTCTATCCTCTTTAGAATTATTATATTGTACTTCATGTTGTAACCATGATGGAAAAAAAATCAAGGAATTCTCTTTTGGTTCCCAAGTTACGCTGTGTGCCAGATGTATAGAAGCTTCTTTTATCTTTGGGGGTGATAACACCTCTGCCTGTGGTTTAGGCTCTAGAAACACTAAATTACCGCTATTTTGAGGCACTTTTAAATAATATACTCCAGATAAATAATTGTAAGGGTGTGTATGCACATTATTTCTGGACCCTGGAGGGTTTATCATGCCCCATAAACCTGTCATTTCAGGTACGTATTCGTCTTGCACATCGAGATGGTTAAAACATTCTTTTGCATTCCAAAGTATATCAGCCACAGTGCTTCTAAACTCTTCATCTTCATAGAGCTTGTCATTGCTGTGCCAACCTCCAACATTAGATCTTGGCATTCCTTTTTGGTCTTTAGCTTTTATTTCGTATAGTCTATCTATCAAATGACCATGGCCCTTTACCTCTGTCATCATGACAGGCGTAATAAACAGTGATTGTAAATTCATTCTTTTTCTCCTTACAGTTGACCTTTTGTAACCTCCATATCAGCTACAGTTATGTGAACTTGATTTGCTGCATTAGCTTGTACTTTTAATACGTCAGATTCTTGCAAGACAATCATGCCTCCCGTAATTCCGTCGTGCTGATTTAGTAAATCCACCGTTGCTCCTGCAGCTATGCTTTTTTGGTGAAATTGCTTAAATGTTGAAGAACTCCTAACTGTTTGAACATCGAGAAGTGTAGCGCTACCAGAATCATTACATACTATTAAAGATTTAATTATTATAGTAGTAGGCGGAACAGGCGGAGTTGCACCAGGATTAGCTGTAGGCACAGTTATTAAAGTTGTTAGGTCTGTCGTAGTGACATCTAACATAGGTCCTCTAAATGTATTAGCCAAGGAAAAACGTCTCCGATTCTGTTTCTTCTTTTAAATCTTGTTGAAAGTTTGTGTTAAGCAAGAAAACTATTTGATCTAACAGTCTAATCATTTGGTCAAACTGACTGGCATCATATTCTTCTGTAGCGTTTGGTAATCTGGTTATTGTAATTTTAGCCATTATCTTCTTCCGTCTGGTCTAATTTCTAGTTTTTGTGAACCTAGTCTCCATGGTGTATCATCAACTGTATTAGTTGTATATCTGATTTTTACCGCTCTGCCTCTGCCTCGTACACTTATTTTTTCTGTAGTGTTAGTAATAGATCCACTAGTCTGCACATTTGATGATGATTGAGGATATTGTTCAAGTGTTAATCTAGCTGTCATAGTATTTGTGAGATTATCAAAGTCAGGAACTAATTTACTTACTGACATTAGCTGGTCACCGTCAGCTATCTCTACAGATCCAGTTTCTAAAAAAGCTGTAATAGCAGTGCCATCAGCTTGATTATTACCAGATTCATGCTCAAATATAGACGAGGCTCCAGCAGTTAAACCTAATATAGTTGTAGCGTTTGCAGTTGCAGACGCATCATATTCTGTTGCTATTGGTTTTTCATACACATATGCACCTAACCATGTGGTTCTTGCAAGATTTATTGTATACCAAGTGCCCTCCAAATAATTGTATGCAACAGCTCTGTCTATTTGAGTTGCACTAGATGAAGGATAATACCAAATTATTTCATTAAAAGCTGTATTCAAACCAACTGCAATATCATTTTTATTTGTGTAACTTAAATCATCAAATACATAATCTTGTACTGTACAAGGCATTTTTTTAACAACACCATCGTATAAGTAGAAAGCATTGTCAGACATCCAATAAGCAACTCCGTTTACTTCTATAGCTGCATGTTGTGCAATTAAACCAGCATTAGCTCCAAGTTGTCTAAGACCAAAGGTAAAAGGTGTACCAACAAACTGTATTCCGTGTAATGATGTATCTGTCCAAACTAGTATTTGACCTGTAGATTTAACAGCGCCAACAATTCTAGATCCATCAGTAATTCTTAAAGATCCAGCCTCGTTTGTAGCGACAGGAGTATAGTCTGTTGCATCTTCTCTATCTGAAAATCTAAATAACAAATCGTCTTGTGTAGCGGTATTACCTATCGTTGTCTCTGTACCGAATAATAATAAATGTCTTGTATCAGTAGAGACTAAACTAAATCTTGATGCAGTAGGAGCGTTAGACAGGGTAGTGGCTCTTGCAGCCAAACCACCAGACGTGTCCCATACAAATGTACCACCGTTTAAAGCTGTTGCAATTAAATCCTCACCAAAATTATCTAATGACCAGTTTCTTGCTGCAACTACAACATTAGATGATGATCTTGGTGTATCCCAAGTGCTTGCACTCCATGTTTCTGTTCCCCAACCATATCCATAAGTAGAAGTTGTTGGACCAGGATTTATTTGATAACTAGCATCAACAGAACCACCTCCAGCAGCTGTGGACCCTGTTGCATTAGTGCCTGCATTTATTGTGTAACTGTTTGATCCTGGCACTGTTAAAACTTCAAATTCATTATTAAAATCTATGCCATCGACGACATTTGTAGATGATCCGTTGTCAAAAGTAACAAAGGCACCTACTTCTGCTCCATGAGAAGCATCAGTAACTGTTACGGTAGATGATCCACTTGTAGTTTCAAAAGGATTAGTTAAACTGTCTGTAACCCTTATTGGCGTAATATCATAAACTTTACCTTCAGAAAAAATATAAAGTTTTCTGTCTGTTCCTAAAGCTAAATACCTTGTGCCATCTAAACCTATCCACGAATGAGTGTCTCTAACAACTCCAACAACCGTTACATTAGGGTTTGGTAAATTAGTCCAACCACCCCATCTTTCAGCTTTACCATAGTGAAATCTAACAAAATCGGAGTCAACATATTTTCTATCGTCTCCGGCAGAATAAGCTGTATCTTGTTTATCTATACCGGGCCTAAATTTCAAATCTACTAATTGCATGTGTCAATAATAAATTACTTATTGTTTTGTGGCAAGAATTGAGTACCAACATTGCCCCTAAATGCATAATTTCCATAATGAGTCATGCCACTCATAATATCTGCATATATTTTTCCCCCTGTATTTTGCCATAAACGGCAAAAAGCGTAGTCTTCTGACAAATATCTTTTAGTCTGTGGCTCAATCATGGTATCAAAAAAAGCATAATTCCAATCAGATGTTTTGTGATATTCAAACTCTTTGTCGTGAGATTGATTTATATGTTGATCAGGCACAAACTTAAGTTCAGGATAAAACTTAGCCATTTTTACAAACACATCTCTTTTAATTAACATAAAACCTGTTGGACCATCCATGACCTCTATAAAACCTTTTTCTAGAAGTATATTATTTGGATCTTTTACATTTAAATTGTATTGCAATGAAGATGCAAGAAGCTCATCTTCAGTAATACTAGGATTATCTTTAAGTTTTCTCTTAACTTTTATCCAATCTATAGTTTTTCTAGGATAGATACCTGTCACTACATCTTTGTTATAATCAAGCATTCTAAAAACTGCCTCTGGATTAAAAGCTAAATCAGAGTCTATAAACAATAAATGTGTATAATCGCCATCCATAAATAATTGTACTAAAGTATTTCTAGCTCTAGTAATCAATGATTCATTTCCAATGGTACCAAACTGTAATTCTATTTTTTTAGATGCAGCTAAAGCTACAAGCTGCATGCAACTTTTAAAATAGTCAGCAGTTATCATGCCTCCATAACAAGGTGTGCCTATAAATATTTTTTTCATTCAAAAAAACCAATAGATATTACAGCTCGGGGAGTATTAGAAAAAGATCTGTGTCTTACACCTCTTGGTATGTATAATAAATCACCTTTTGTAATTTGGTAATCTATTGCATCAGGAATAATTCTATAAGTAGTTTTACCGTGTGACCCCAAAAGAAAAACATCTTCTCTATCTACGTGAGATGATCCAGTATTAGCAACTAAAGAAAAAAATATATCAACGCCATTTTCATCATGATCTTTATATTTGAATGTTTTTTGTAAAAAATCTTGAATTACTGCAGCATTAGAATCAAAATTATTTATATTTCTAATTTGTAAAATTTGCCTATAAAATTTTTCATGTTGAGCAAGGCATAAAATATCTATGCTGTAGTCATCTATAAAAGTTGTTAATTTATTCATGTCATATAGTTCGTCTGTTACAAAATTTTTAATAAAAGTTATTTTTCTATTAAGTATGCTTTTATGATTGTTACTGTTTAAAATCATTTTTCTTCATAAAAAATATTTAAAGTGTACCTTGATGAACTGTTTCCAAAAGATTGTAAATCTGAATGCAGTATTTTACTACCATTGAAAAATACAGCTCTATTCTCAACAAATCCAACGCTTGAAGACAAAGATTTATTAGTCATAAAACCAGTTCCGTTATTCAAAGAGGGTTCGCCTGTAACGTATAGTAAAAAATTTGCATGATTACTTCTTTCTTCTATTTCATTGGATGCTTTTGTATCAACATGAAAAAGTGGATTAGTCATATTAAATCTAATATTAGCGCTAATTTGTATGGGCTCTAAATTTCTGTTTGGAAAAAAAGTATTTTTAATAATAGAAACAATTTCATCATTGTAAAAACTTTTTGGAAAATTATATCTAAAACCATAATGAGCACCAGTTTCAGTTGTCATAGCTGTATAATTAAGATTTAAAAAATTGTTTTGTAAACCTTTTAAAATATTTTTATCTAAAAAATTATCAACATACATTACGAATTCAGTGTTTTTATTCATCCTTATAAAATATGTTTAATGTGTATCTTGATGAGCTATCTCCGAAAGATTGCAAATCACTATGTAATATTTTACTACCATTAAAAAACAATGCTCTATTTTCAACAAAACCAATATGTGATGATAGTTGATTTTCTTTCATAAATCCTGTGCCATTATTGAGCAAAGGCTCTCCTTTTACAAAAAACAAAAAATTAGCGACGTTTCCTTTGTCAGTATCAAGATGAAATAGTGGTTCTTTATCATTTTGTCTTAAATGTGCACTAACAGAGATGGGCACTAAATTTCTTTCAGGAAAAAAATAATCTTTTATTAGTTTTAATAAAGCATCATTATGAAAACTTTTTGGAAAAGTGTGTCTATACCCATATATTTGGCCATTATTATTTTTTATAAGTTTATATTCTAAATTAACTAGGTTATTTTGTAATGATTCTAATGTTTCTTTTGACAAAAAATTGTCTACATACATCACAAATTCAGTTTTTTTATTGTGTCGCATATTCAACCTTTAAATATTCTATTTTTCTAACCCACCCTCTTGGTATGGCTATTGCACCGCCCCCGTGATTATCATCTTTATCTATGCACCAAGATCGCATGATTACAATCTTGTCGTCATTATTTACAACCATGTATCCAACCTCTTGGCACACGGCCAACGGAGCATCCATAATTTCTTTTATTGATAGCCAACCTGTTTCCATATCCCTGGCATCAAGCCAAGTGATTCGAACCATAGGTACTTTACTTATTTTCATCCGTGGTTAAGATTGCATCCTTTGGTATTAAACGTAGGTTAAAAGACACAGATCTTCTTTCTTCGTCAGGAGTTCTAAATGGATAGA